GCATCATACTTTGCATATTGTGGTAGAAATACAGTAAGAGAACTTAACCTACTTAAAGATGACTTTGATCAAAAAGCATTCGTACCAGCTAGAATGTATGCAGCTACAGGAAACTTAGCTAAAGGTGAAGTAGGAGCAGTACATAGTACAAGATTTATCCAAGCTGAAAGAATGATGAAATATGACGGTGCAGGTAAGAAAGTAGGAGCTAACCCTACAGGAGGATGGAAGTATACTCACCTAACAGCAACACAGGCTGAGAGAAGAGGACATGCAGCAGAAGAAGCAGATTACTATGATGGATTACCAATCATCTATGTAACTAAAGGAGCATTTGCTACTATCGGTTTAGAAGGTAAAGGTAAGATTAAATTCTTAAGTAGAAAACCAGGAGGTACACCAGATCAACAAGATCCGTACAGCTTACAAGGTATTTACTCATTCAATTTCTTTGCAGGATCAATTGCATTAGAACCTGAAAAAATGTGTAGAATTGTACATGCAACTAGATTCTAATATCTAGCTTCCCCTTAGGGGAATGATTAAGACATCACTAGATGTTTTAACAATTCAACTAAAGGCAGATAATATGGCAAAAAGAACACAAGAAGAATTACTAGAAGATTTAAAGAAAAAAGCAGATATGTTAGGTATTGAATATGCACCTAATATTGGATTTGAGAAACTAAAAGAAAGAGTAGAGGAAAGGTTAAAGGAAACTGAAACAGTAAAAGAGAAGAATGCAGATATCAGTAAACAAGTACATGATGAGATGCATAAACCTATCTTAGCTAAAGTTACAGATTTAGATCCTTTATATAGTGGAGAACCTACTATTTTAATTACAGTAGGTAATGCATTCAGTAAAGTAGGATGTATTGTTAAGAAAGGTACAGAACAAATTATTCCACAAGCAATAATTAAAGCCTTAAGAGCTAAGACTATGGTTACATGGGAAGAACAGATCCATCCAGTAACTAAAAGACCTACAGGAAATAAAGTAGCTAAAACTTCAAAAAGATTTTCAATCGAAATTATCAACGAAAATCCTAAACTTAAATAAGGACTACTATGGAAGCCTACACAGTAGATAGGGAATTAGAGAGTACAGAAATACCCTCTACTGTTGATATATCAATCAATGACTTAACATCAAACGTACAAGTAAACAATGACGGTAACCTTATCGGAGATGGTTCATTTGATAAGTTAATGGAGACAGTAGAGAAGCATATAGCAAAACAAGTAGATGATGGAAAAATAACTACAGAAGCTTATGCTGAAGTATATTTAAACAGTTTAGTTAAAGTGTTAGATGTAGCTAATATGTTTGTACTAGAATCTAAAGTTAAGAATTACCAAATACAAGAGATAGTAGAGAATACTAAACTTGCAGGTAGTAGAAAGTTACTTACTGATAGTCAAACTGCTACTGAAATGGAAAACACAGAACTAGTTAAAAGTAATAGATTACTTGTTGAGAATCAGACTAATGCAGAAGCAGAAAATGCAAAATGGATTAAAAGCAAGAAATTGCTTACAGATAGTCAAATCAATACTGAAGTAGAGAATACAGAATTAGTTAAAAGTAGAAAAATACTTACAGATAATCAATCAGCATTAGAAGCAGCAAATGTTAAATTAACTGATAGTAAAAGTATACTTACAGCTAGACAGTTAGATAGAGAATCAGCATCTATAGATTTAATAGAAGCTCAAGTAGAAGAACTTAGAAACTATAAGAGTAAAGAGTATGAAGCTAGAGTAGCACATACATTAGAGTCTATAGAAGAGATTAAAACTAAGAATGATTTAACTAGAAAAGAGATTGAAGATGTAGATCATAAGATCTTATTTACAGATAGTCAAACTAACCTAAATCAAAGACATTTAGCTAGTCTAGATATAGAAGATGCTCTTAAAGCTAAACAAGTAGATACAGAACTAAGTAGAGTTAGACTACTTAATGTACAAAGTGATGCTGAAGCAGCTAAAGCAGCATTAACTTTAGAACAAGTAGAAAATGTAAAAGCAGATACAGATAAAGTAATAGCATCTATACACTTACTTGATAAACAAGCTAATGAAATAGATAGTAAAATTGATTATACTAAAGTACAGATGGATAGTATAAAAGTAAGAGATGACCTTACTAGAGTAGATATAGAGTACAAAACAGCTCAAACAAATTCTATTGAAGTACAAGATCATTTACTTACTGCACAGATAGCTACTGAGAATGTTAGAGTAGATGAATTAACAGCTAGAGCTAATCTAATCACTAAACAAATAGAAGTAGAGACTGAAAAAGTTAATGAAGTTAAAAATAGAAGTGAATTGTTACTATCTCAAGTAGGAGAAAGCAATAGTAAAATTAAACTGATTACTGCACAGACAGATACTGAGTTAGTATCAAAAGATACAGAAGAAAGTAAGAAAGCTCTAATATATGCTCAAACAAGTAATGAATTAGCTAAGAGAGATAATGTTAAATCCCATACTGATTTACTTAAAGCACAGAAATCTGTAGAGAGTAGGAGAGCAGCACTAGTTACTAGTCAGATAAATACTGAAGATCAGAAAACTGAATTAACTAAAATGGAAGTAAATAAAACATTATCAGATACAGCTTTAGTAGATAAGAGTATAACTCTAACAGAAAAACAAAAAGAAGAGTTAGATAGTAGAATATCTAAATATGTTGCAGAAACTAATTCTTTACTTAATGAGAGAAAACAATTAACAGAAGCTCAAACAGCTAAGGTGAATAAAGATAGTGAAGAGATAACTAGAAGAATAGAATCTATGGATTATCAAGATGCTTTAACTAATGCTCAGATAACAAGAACTCAAACAGAAGAGATCTTAACTAAAGCAAGAGTAAATGAAGTAGGAGCTAAAATAGATCATACTAAAGCAGAGATTGATAGTATAGTAAACTATAAGAATAACAATATCCATTCTAATACTTTACATAATTATGCTAAAATTAGATCAGCTGATTATCAAAATGTATTATTAACTAAACAAGCAAAAGTAACTGAAAAGCAACAGAACTTAATAGAAAGACAAACTAAAGGGTTTGATGATGATGCCAAACTTAGATTACTTAAAGAAGTTTTAGGTAACTGGTCAGTAGCTTATTCAGTAGCACAAGATGAAGTTATACCAGATTCAGTTAAAGCAAACCCAATAGATAGTGTTACTAAGAACTTATTCGATAGTTTAGGTGTTGAAAAACAAAATGATCCATTAGGTGAAAGTTAAAAGGAAAATTATGACTAGAGTAGGAATTAAGAAAACTATATTACAATTTATAGAGGAGGAGTATGGTACTCCCTCTTTAGATGAATCTAAAAAAATAGTAGATATGGGTATGGATAGTTTTAGTATAGTAAGTTTTTTTCTACTTGTAGATAATGAATTTCATATATTTAGAGATGTAGAAGAAGGTACTGATCCTTTCTCTACTATCGATATAAACAATATAACGTTAAAAGAGGTAATTGATAAATGTTTCTTAATGAATACAAAATAATAACTCCTAGTATACTAAAAGATGGGTATATGGCTATTAAAGATTTTGATGGTAAAGATATAACTAAATATACTATAAATAAATTAGGTGAGATAACTACAGAAGGTACTAGAGTAGCTTTACTTTATCTAAGTGGAGGATATCCTTTAGATGACAATGAAACATACCTAACTGATGAAAGTAAGTTAAACTTTGATAGGAAATGCATACCTGATACTTTAGTGTATAAGAAATCTATAATAAAGAATTTAGGTAAATGGGTTAATAACATTAAAGGTAATATTGTATATACAAGTTTAGTTTCTAATACTTGTGCTACTGGAGTATATGCTATAGAACAAGCTAAATTCTTGTTAGAAGCTAATAAAGTAGATGAGGTAGTGATAGTAGGTGAAACTAAAATACATTATAATGTTATGAGACTATTTAAAGAACATAGAATACCTTTAGTTTTAGGTGAAGGTGCAGTAGTGTTTAGGTTATCTAATAAACAAAAAGGATACTATATAGAGGATATCAAAACACATTATGCTTTTCATACTAATCCATTCTATGTATCGGCTAAAGAGTATGCTAAAGTATTAAGTCCTGCAGATATAGTTAAACCTCATAGTACATTTACAGAAGTAAATACTAGAGCAGAAGACTTTTTAGATAAGTATGATACTGTTATTACCTATAAACAAGATATAGGACATACTTTAGGTATATCTAGTTTATTAGAAACAGGTATGTTATTAGAAGACAATCATTTAGTAAATAAGAAAGCAATAGTTATTGCATCTGGTATGGGAGGATTTTATGGTAGTTTCACAATTCAAGATTACACATAAACTATATAGAGTAGAAACATGTACAAGTAAAGAAGATACTACTAAACTAATACATACTTTTCTACCTACTTACTCTATAAGAGAAGATAGTGAATTATATATTCCAAGACTATTACTATCAATAGCTTCTAATACGTGTTTTAAACTGTTAGATGAAAACAATAAAGTATTAGGAGTTATTAGCTATATAATTAAAGGACATACAGCTGATATGGTATTCATAGGTATAACTAAGAAGTTAGATAAATTAGCTATAGTACTTTTCTTTTATGCAACTATTAAAGACACCACTATTAAAAATATGCTAGTAAAAGATCATGATAATATAATATATTTCTCTAGTTTTAGTAAAAGGTATACTAATAAAGCTATTATAGATATACCTAAAGTAAAAGAGTACTCGATAAAAGCAATAAATAATTTAAGTAAAGTTATAGAATGGCTGCAGTAGTTAATGTAATAGAAGATACTTATCACGCTGTTAATAAAGCAACTCAAGAAGCGTATGATGCAGTAAAAGATGCTGCAGTTTTTGTATGGCAAGATGTAATATCTGCTTCAGTAGAAGTAGTAATAGGGTTATTCGGTATTGAGGATGAAGACGTAGTATCTGTAGCATTAGGTGTAAATAGAATTTTTAAAGATGATTACAGCATAAGTAAAGACGTAGTAAGAGCTAAAACAATAGAGATTAGAAATCCTGATAGAGTAGATGCTTTTAAAGATGAATTTCTAGCTAATATAAAAATACCTTCTGGTAGATTAAAGAAGTTTTTTAACTACTGTATAGATAATACTGATATAGGTACACCTCAATTAGACTTTTCTAGCTCTGGAGCTAATAGTGATGTTATACAAGAAAAATTAGATAGCGTAGAAGATCCAGATGGACAATACATTAGGTTCTATCAAGCTAAACAGATAGATGCTTTTACTTTATGTAGATTTAAGATGAGAGATAGCTATAGCTATGAAGGTTATAGAGATGGCTTTACTTATAATGATCATGAGGATTACGAAATAGAAGCTATTACTGTAAACTCTAACAGTATGGATATTGATATTAGACGTAAACATCTAACTAAGTATAAATATTATAATCTAACTAAAACTCAAGCAGAAATAGAAAAAGGTCATGAAATTTACTATATAAAATTCAAAGGTTCTAAGTACGAAGAAGGTACTAACTTATCTATTAGTTTTGATGGTATAGATATTGATATAGATCCAGATGCTAATACTAGATTAGAAATTATGTTAGATTGGATAGAGCAATATAACGATCAATCAGATAGAACTTTTGATATATGGGTAGCATATGAAGATACAGAAGATGATATTGATTACGTAAAATTATTTTTAATATCTGTAAACAAGAATGAAGATATAAATGATCTAACTGATGATTCTTTTACTATACAACAACAAGATGATGATAGTTTCTCTATTTATGGTACAACCTTATTGATGGATTCAGAAGATGATAATAAAGGAAATGCTACTTTTACAGGTATAAAAATAAAAGAATATATAGCTAATGAGAAATGGGAATATCCTGATGATCCTACTAGTACAACTAGTAAATATACTAGATTAACTAATATCGACATAATTGCAAGTGATGAGACTCTAAATGAGAATGTAGATGTAGTATATGATAATACTGTAGAAGAGATAACTTATACAGATAGTACTACTATAATAGAGAATTATACGTTTAATGAAGATGACTTATATTTATACTTTGAATTTAGTGAAGATGAAGACTCTAAAGATAAATTTAATATATCTTTATATAACCTTACAGCTAACGATGAAGAAGACCTAGCTCTAACTAGAAACAGTATAAAGGTACTAGATACTATGCCTGTAATCATTATAAGAAATAATGGAGAGTTCTGGGATAAGGATTATGATGAAAATGTATATAACTCACAAGTTAAGGCTTGTAAACTATTAGGTACTGATTACGATGATCTTATGGATAACCTAAAAAATAATGAAGATATTGATAAGGTGTTAGATGCTTATATATGGTTTTACATACAACCTAATGATCCAGATGAAATAGTAAGTAAATACTTATATGTTATGACTGAATTTATTCATAATCAAGATATTTCATGGAGTAATGAAGATTTAACTATTACGGATAAACAGTTACTACCTTATAGATATAAGAATATAGATTGTGTATTGGTATGGGATACTTTAGATAAAAGCTATGTGGATAATGCTAATAAAGGTGGTAGAATTTATGAGCATGAAATAACTGATGATTACCTTAAAGTACGTAAATGGGTAAATGATACTTCTTATTTTGAATATACATTTAATGCTATATGTAGTATGGTATTTATAACTAATGGGGAATATAAAGGTATGGTTAATGGTAGCCCTACATCTGATAACTTTCCTTTCCCTATAGCTTATAGTATTATATCTGAATTTACTCCTATAGAAAGAAATCAAATAATGTATAAGTCATTAAAGCTTTGCACTAATGCATTAGATGTACAGCATTTAGCTTGGTATCAGACAGAAGAGTTTGCTGTATTTTTAGAGGTATTAACAATAGTTATTATAGTAGCTGTTAGTATTTTTACATTTGGTGCAGGTACTCAAGCAGCTATAGCTATAGGAGAAGCTTTATTGCTTATGATAGCAGTAAAGAAGACTATAAAGTATATAAATAAGAATGTCAAAGTACCTTGGCTTAGAGCAGCTTTAGATGTATTGGTATTAACTTTAGCTTCTATGGCAGGAGATTGGAGTGATATAATATATGCTATTACTACTACTGCTGCTATTACAGCTTATGGAGTACAGACTTATTATCAAGCTAAGACAGAGATAAAACAAGAAGAACAAGAAGACTTCTTAGAAAAAGCAGAAAAACGATTCGAAGAAATGTATAACAAGTTCGAAGAGTTAAATGATAGTTATCTAACTACTGACTTCTTAGCTTGGTTAGAACAAACAAACGGTATAGCTAAAATAGTACCTGAGTATACTCCTTTAGATAGTCAAAGATATAAAGCTATATCTATGCAAACTGACTATGCTTTATTGTTCGATACTACAAGTAAAGTACAAGTAGATTTACCTCGATACTAAGTTAGAGTATAATTATAAATAAAAGTAAAATAAAAGGATGAATAATGGGAAATAGAAGCAGTATAATAGACCCTACAAGTGATGAAGCTTTATATGGATATGTATTACCTGATACAAGTAATACAGATGGAGTAGTCGTAGATACAGGAGTACCTGTTTCTAATACTTTGTTTAATAACCCTGATCTAGCACATGCTGATATGATTAACGGAATTAATAAGGATTACGGTTTTACTTATAATCCTGAACAGGCTACGACTATACAAGAGAATAGATGGTTAAATAAAGATTTTGGAGGTTATGGAATAAATCCACAAGAAGCTTACCAAAATGGAGGATATAGTAGTACAGATAATCTTTCTTCTTCTACTCCTTCTCCTACACCTAAAACTGATTGGGCTAAGAATTTACAAGCAGGAGCAAGTGTAATAGGAGCAACAGCAGGTATAGCTAATGCATATTTAGGTTTTAAGAACTACGGCTTAGCTAAGAAGCAATACGCATTCCAGAAAAAGATAACTAATAGAAACTTAGCTAACCAAGCATTGTTAATAAATGAACAATTAGATAGGAGAGCTAGAGTAGGTAATGCTTTAGCAGGTAATACTTTAACAGCTGAAGAGAAAGCAGCAAGATTAGATAGAGCAGCTAGAAACCATGTAGATGGTTCTAGTATTTAATAAGGATATGATATGCAATGGAATAATATAAGAGCTGATTTTAGTGATTCTAACCAATTAAGAGCTATAGCAGCTAATCAAGTTAATCAAGGTATAACTACAGCAACTGACACATTAACTACTACTGCTGAGTTATTTAGACAAGCTGAACAAGATAAATTAGCAGAGTTAGAAAGAAGACATAGAATGCTTATAGCTGATAAAACTTTAGAGTTAGAGAATGAGAAATTTGCTGAAACTGAAAGAGTGAATGACTCTACGATTAACTTAAATGATGCTAATATAAACCAGATAAAACACAAAATTGTCAATGACGATAATACGACAGCAGCAGAACTAAAAGTGAAAGATGCAGAAGCAAATGCAAAGAATGCTCAAGCAAAAGAACTTAATACTTTATCAGGGCTTTACTCGGCTCAAACAAATAAAGTTAAAACAGATACAGATATAGCTAAAAAGAAGCAAGAAGAGTATGAAAAATTATTAAAAAAACAAGAAGAAGATAGAATCTTAAACAGAGATCTTAAAAGACAAAAGCAACAGTATGATGAGCTTAAATCTGATGGTAGTCCTGCTTGGGTTATAAGGAAAGTTGATGGAACAACTATTATGGAAATGGTACCAGGTAAAGTATGGCTTAACGGAGAAATGATAGATAAAGATGCATATAAGACTGAAGTAAACTTAAACACTACAAAGAAAATAGCAAAAGCAAATGAAGATGCTTTTAATATTATAAATAAAGATATAGGTGTTGATCCTAAAACAATAGATAAAGCAGTAAACCATAATAACGATTTTTTCAATAAAGGACTTGGTAAAGGAGATAATTACTATATCAATAGTAAAGCCTATAAAAACGTGATAGGTACATTAACTTCTAAGTTTAAAGGAGATATACAAAATATTAAACTTATAGTAACTAATGGGTTAGTATATGACCCTGATACAGGAGGTGTAGGAGTTCCTAAAGAGTATGTAAAAACAAATGGTAATTTCGTATCTACTATACATAGAGATGCATTTTTGGTAGAATCATATGTTAAAGCTAATGGGGGTAACTTAAAAGATCCTACTACTAAGTATAAGTATATCAATAATGGACTTAGCGTTTTAGGTATTAAAGATAAAAATAAAAGAAAGAATATATTAAATATTTTAAATAAACGTTTTAAATAAACGTTCTGGAGAATGATATGGATGAAACAATCGATTTAAACGGAATACAACCTACAACGGTATCTAAGTTAAAAGAAAAAATGGATAAACAAGCTATAGCTTATATGAATAAGCTAAATGATAGTGTAAAGGTTATAGATCCTATTGAAGAAGCTTATAAGAAAGATGTAAGAGATATAACTAAAGCTTATGAAAACAATCCAGAAGAAGCAAAAAAGCATTTAGATTTAGCTAATGCTTATCGTGAATATAGTATTATAGCCAGAGAAAAGAATAACTTAGAACAAATTAATGCAGCTAATGTAAATCCTTATAAGATAAATGAAGGAATACTAGACCAAGAAATAGAAGGTATTAATACTAGAGAAACTAACTATAAAGACGCTAAAAAAGAAGATTGGTCTAACGTAGGTAAAAGAGCTGCTATATCAGTAGCTAAAGTTCCAGGAGCATTGGCAGGATATGTAGAGAAAGGTTTAGGTGCTTTAGCTGGTGCTTTAACTTTATCTAAAGATATAGAAGAACATTTTGATATTGCTGGAGACTATATCTTAGATAAAAATGACAAATTAGAGAAAACTTTAAATGAAAGATGGAATGTAGATAACTTCTGGATAAACAAATACAATAAAGAAAGTGCTGAATTAAGTAAGAACTCTACAGGATTTATAGACAGTTCTGTAAAAGGGTTTACTCACGGTATAAAAAGTCCTTTTACTGCTATGGCTGAAAGTGCAGGTGAGATAGCTACAATGATACTTACTCCAGAAGTAAAGTTAGCTAGTTATGCTACTCAATTAGCTAAAGGTACTAAACTTGTAGATAACCTTGCTAGTAAGGCTTTATTAAAGAAAGCTACTACAGATAGTGTAATAAATAAAATAGCTAAAGATGCAGCTAGTTTTAGTTTAAACGGTGTTAAAGGAGGAGTTAAATTAGTTGATAGTGCAGCTTCTAAAGGTTGGATTTTAGGATTTATGCATACTAATGAAGTTAATGAAGAATATAAGAAGATAACAGGTAAAGATTTAGATATGAAAACTAAATTGCAATACTTTGCTATTGACTCTGTTATTAGTGGAGCTGACTTCGATCTATTAAAAGCAGGTACTAAAGATGTTTTAAAAAGTGCTATGTTTACTGGTAGTAAAGATACTTTATTTAAACAATTAAATGTTCTAGCTAGTAAACAACCTGCTATAGTAAAAGCAATAGGATTGACTGGTATAGCAGCTACTAATATAGTAAAACCTTTTACAAAGATGACTGCTTCAGCAGCAGGAGAGTATACTCAAGAGTTTTTACAAGAATGGCATGATTACAATGTAAAAAATGGTAATGATTCATTTGCTCTACTTACAGGAGAAGCGTTAAAAGAAATAGCTGGAAATGCAGGTTCAGCAGCAGCTGGAGCAGGTGCATTGCATGCAACAGGTATAGCACCAAGTACTACAGTAAAATCTGTATTAGGTACTATGTCTTTAATTAAAGATGTAACAAACTATACTATAAGAAAACATCAAATGACTAATGCAGCTAGAATTGTAGATAACGATCATCTTAATGTTAAAGATGAACATAATAAGATAGCTGTTGAAGCTTTAAGAGAAACTAATAAGCAGAATAGAGCAATTTATGATAGGATATTAAGATCTAAAGACTTAACTAAAACATTAGACGAGTTAAGTAAAGAACATCCTGATAAGTCAGCTCTTTTCCAAGACACTGTAAAAGCTGTAAAAGCATCTAATTTAGATGAAGGAAAAGTAGCAACTCTAAAACAGTCTTTATTAAACCACATAAACCTTGAAGGTAAAACTATAGAAGAAACTAAAACATTTACTAATGAATTAAAAAGTAAACTTGAAGAGTTTAATATAGAAGATAATAGTGATAAGACTTTAGGAGAAGTAATAAGTCCTGATACTAAACAGTTACTAGAACATATAATAAAGAAAAGTAATAGTAAAGTAAATATGGAAGAATTACTTAAAGAGAAAGTATCTGAGAGTAGTATAAACCTTATCAAGAACACTATAGATACTTATGCTAAAGATATAGATAGTCTAACTAATAATGAAGATTTAACATATTCATTTTTAGATACATTAGAACAAGCAGCTATTAAATACAATGACATAATAACATCTAAACAAATAGAGTCTATTATAAATACTCCTCTTACAGAAAAAGAACAAAATGAAGTTAAAACTCATATAGCAAGTTTATTAGATAAAGCTGTATTTGACAATAACCAAGCCATAGTACAAATTAATGGTCTAAATAGACCTATACGTTTAGGTAGAACTAAGACTGGACCAGTTACAGTAAATGGTGTAAGAGTACATAACAATACACCTAACACTACTATAGTACATAACTTAATGAAAGAAGCTAAAGATAAAACTAAAGAGTTAGCTAGTAATCTTTCTTTAGATAAGTTAATAGCTTTAAAAGAGTCTTTAGATAATACTAAAGTAAATGAGGCTAATGAAGAGCAATTAAAGAGAGTAAAAGGTGTAGTAAATAAAGCTTTAGAAACTAAAGTAGATGCATATAATACTTTATTTGGTAAAAAGAATGAAACATTAACAGATGAGAATATTGATTTTGGTGATATTAAAATTAGTCCTGAAGTGTTTAAAGGAGAGAATGCATTACAAGAAGAAACTAATCCTTTAAAGCAGACTATCGTTAAACAGACATTCGCTAAAATAGCAGAAGGTAGTAGTAAAGAAGTACCTAATAAAGAAGTATTTGAAAGTACTATAGAAGCTTATGCAGATACTTCAAAATCAGAAATAGATTTAGAAAATACTCCAGATATTCAACAAACTGCACAAGAAGCAGTAAAGACTGTTATTAATGGAGATATAAGCTTAGATGGTAAGAAAGCTAAAGAAGTCATTGATGTTCTGAAGAAGGCTTTAGAAGTTGCAAATAAAGAACCTGAACAAAATAGGAAAGCCTACTTTACAGGTGAAGCACTTGAAAACTTAAGTAATGTATTACCTGAAAAAGAAAAAGCAATAGGGTCTAATATAGATAACATAGAAAAACTTTATGATAAATTAACAGGTAGAGGTGAGATAGATAAATCATTAACTAGAGATAATATTAGAGATACATTAACTAAAAAACAAAATAATCTAACAGATAAAGAAATAGATTTATTAACAGATTATATAACAGATTTAATAGCTAATAAGCCTAGTATGTTAAATAACTTGATATCTGATCCTTTATTATCTGCTTTTATAGGAGAGACTAAGTTTAAGAACAGTAAAGATTTCTACACAAAACTTACTAGTCATGTAAATAGACAATATCAGGCTCTATTGAACAATACTAATAAAACACATGTAGTAGATGCAGAAGTATTAAAAGCTGTTAAAGGACAATTAAAGAGTCTTAAGTCGTTAGTTAATTTTTTAAAAGATAAAGATATTCCGAACTTAAAACTACCTACAGAAAAAGAGTTATCACTATTAGATTCTAATATTAAATTATTAGACTTAAGTAGTAGAAATACTCAAGTAGGTTTAAATGATATAATTAGACAAGCTAAAGAGATTGCTAAGACTATTAAATATGCAGTTGAAAATAGCACTAAGACAGAAGAAGATAAAGGTACTGCAATGGAATATACAATATTAGATGAGAAAGCAGATAAGAAAACATTAGCAGAAATTTTTAAAAGACTAGATAAAGCAGGTATGATCTGTTAAGGAGATTAAATGAGTTGTATAACTAAAGAAGAGTTTGAGAAATACTTTACTACAATCGACAAAGAAGCTACTAAAGAGATGTTAGCTGAAATGTTGCATAGAAGACCTAAGTTCTCTATATGGGATATAAAAGCAGAAGACATTACAACATTAGTTAAAGATATAAAAAATAAAGTAGGATATGAAATAGCTTCTATACCTACTGTATTAGATAATATGACTAAAGTTAGAATGAAAAGACTATTCTGGGAAGGTAATAGAGAAGCTTTAAATGAAAGTTTTTATGATATATTTAGTAATGATATTAACGTAAAAGAAAACATTATTACTATGAAACATATAATAGACAGTATAAGTAGTGAATTAGCTAAAATAGATAATGAAGGTTTAGATGTAAATAGTATTATAAATAAAGAAACAGGTACTGTAAATATTCCTTTAGCTAGATTAGCTACTGTAATAGGTAGAGAGATAGCATATGCTCAAGGAATAGCAGCTAAAGAGAATGGTAAACTAAGTAAAGAAGAAGCTGCTTATAGAGAGATGTTATATTATAAGATGGGTATAGAACAGATAGAAAGATTAGAAAGACAGGGAATATTAAAAACTGGAGAATTGCCTGCAGTAAATGATTTCTATTCTGAAGAAACTAAAGGAAGGATAAGTGTAACTAATATGCCTTCAGTATCTTTAGTATTAGATAGATCAATGTTTAATGCTGGAGAAATAGCAGATTTTAAAAAAGCCTTATTTAAAGGTTATAATGAATTAATGAGTAATAAATTATATACTGCACTTAATAGTACTATAAACCCATTAAGTAGATTAGTTAGAGAGACTTTAGTTACTTATCCTCCTAAAGAAAAACCTTCAGCTAAAGAATTAGCTAAGGGAGACTATATGAGAGTAACAGATCTTAATAAATTGTTTAGAGACATTATGGAGACAGTAGATCTTAAATTAGATAAATCTTTTACTGATATGCTATTAACATTAGCTAGAGAATATGAAAATAATATGGATAAACCTTTTAGTACATTCATTAGAGAGTCTAATTTACCTGAAGTAGCTAATATAGCCGAAGTATTAGGTTTACACGATACATACAGTAAAGCTAATAAGGTATCTACATTAGGTCAGAATGTGTCTATGATGAGTCCTGTAGAATCAGCAGTTAATTGGTTAATAGACCAAAAATTAGAAGAAGGTAGTTATCCTGAAGAGATTAAATGGTTTCCTACATATGCATTTGTAAGAAATGCTAGACTACACGACTTAAACAGTTTTCTTAATGCTCAGCTAGAAAAGTTTATTAGAGGAGCTATTAGATTAGGAGATCCTGTAACAATAGAAAAAGGAAGTATTGCAGAACAAGTTATGTATGCAGGTATAGAAGAGATATTAGGTATAACTAAAGATGATCAAACTACAGAACAAGCTGTAACAGATTTAGTAAACACTATTAAAAACTTAGATAAGAATAATAAAGATGATATATTTTATACCAAAGGTTTTGTTAATGCTATAGTAGAAGAGAAAGCTACAGAGAGAGCTTTATTAGATAAGATAGCTAGATTAATAAATACAGGTAAAGCATTTAAAGGACAAGTACCTACTGAAGTGTATAAAGCACTTGTAGGTATAGCAGACTTAGTAAAAGCTAAAGATAAAAGTGTAATTAATACAACATTTAATGTAGAACCAGATGCTACAGCTAGTGGATTCTCTATTATGATTATGCAGAAATTAAATACAGCTAACCCAGAACAGAGAGCAGCATTAATAGAACTAGCTAAAGGTTTAGGTATATTTAAAAGAGATAAAGATACTAAAACAGTAAGAGATCCTTATCAATTAGCAGAAGAAGGTATTAAAAAGATACTAAACAATGAAGTTAAATCAGATACAGAATTAGATTTCTTAGATGAAATAGATAATGATCTTAATGAAGATACAGATATTGAAAGTAAGAAAGAGAAGCTAAAAGACTTATTAGATAGTGGTATATTTAGAAATCTAAGAGATATAGCTAAAATACCTACAGTATCTCTTATATATCAACAATCGAAATCAGGAGCTAGAAGTTCAATAGCTAAAGATATAGCAGATGCTTTAATTACAGTTTTAGATAGAGGAGATGCAGAAAGTAGAAAGAAAGCAAATAAATATGTAGCTAAACTATTAGAGGATGAGCATCTACCTGAAAACTATATTCCTTTAGAAGACTCAGCACTAAAACGTAAACTTATTAAAGTTTTAAAATCTAAAGGTCATATTCCTGAAATCCTATACTCTATTATTGAAGAAGAAGCTAAAGGGAAATACTTTGAATCATTCGATGAAAGAACTAAAGCTATGTTTGATGTAGCTAAAAACTTATCTACTAAATTCAATATACCTTTAAAAATACTACCTGCTTTAACAGCAATAGAGTTTAATAATACAAGAAGAAAAACAGACTTTAAAGACTTAATGCAATATGGTATTCCTTTAATGAAAAGAAATAATGTTATAGAAGAAGTTACTGATGAGAACAGTAATCCATATCAAGTAATGAGAGTAGAAGAAGTACCTCTATTTACTACATTCGGTACATTAACTACTCACAGTACAGATGAGGCTATACTAGCTAAAGCAACAATAGCTACTAAGAAAAGAGTAGGTAAAGATTTTAATATATACGGTATTCAAGATGCAGTAATTGCTGATCCTAAGATAGCAGCTATATTTCAAGAAGAATATATAAAAGCTACTAAAGAAGTACTATTAAATTATGACACTAAAGAAGAATTACTTAGATCTATGGAATTAATGGTAGCTGAAATAGAGAGTAGAAAATTAGATGAGAAAGATAAAGAAAACTTAAAAGCAGCTAAGACTTTTATTGAAAGTATTAAACAAGAGATAGCAGAAGGTAAAGTACAAAAACAAACATTAATTGATTCTATGTTTGATGAGAGTAGTAGTTACTTATTTGGATTTGAAGTAAAAACAGAACCTAAAGAAGCTAAGACAGAACAAACAGTAGATAGTAAAGGTAAACCTACTGAACTTGTTAAAAAGTTAGCAAGTACATCTCCTTTAATAAAACAAGTAATGAATAATAATTTATTACCTAACATTAAGATAGATCCTAATATGAAAGAGGATGCTAAATACGATCCTACAACAGATACTGTATATGTAAAAGATGAGAGACTATTGACTAAAGAAGTAATAGAGCATGAGATTACACATGCAATAGTAAGTGGGTATATAAATGAAAGAGCTACTAAAACTAATTTCTACGAAACGAGTGATATTAAAGACAGTAAAGATATAAACTTAAACCACATTACAGCTGCTTTAGATTTACTATCTAAAACAATGAGTGATGATAGTGGAATGCAACACATTAAGTCTTATGAGAAATTACAAGATCAGATTAATGAGTTTGTTACTTTATATACAACAGATAAAGATTTTAGGGATAAAGTAAATAATCATTTAACTAAACATACAGAAAAGAGTAATAAGAAAAGATTAGGAGATAGACTTATAGCCCATTTAGCTAATATTGCATTTAGATTAAAAGCAGTATTAAAAGCTTTTATGAGAGGAGATTTTAAAAACTATACTGAAAGTAGTAAGTACAAAAAAGATATAACATTTAAAACTAAAGATGGAGAAGTAGTATTTAATCTTGATCCTGATTTATTAGCTAAATCTATATCATCTACTATAAATAAAGGGTTTCTACATAGAGCTATAAACTCTAAAACATCTAATGGTAATGTTATGTATAAAAACAAGAAAGTAGATGAAATCTATAAGGATGATCATCAGAACTACACACCAGAAAAGAGGGTAGATGATAGAATAGAACAAGCTACTCTTATTAGAGCAAATGAAGCTATTAGAGCTGCTTTTGTAGATAAAGGAGAAGCACTAAGTGTTAAAGTTTTAAAAGAGATACATAAGAAACTTAAAAGTAAGTTTCCTGTATATGCTACAGCTTTCGATAAGGTAATGGAGTTGTATGAAGAAAATACTCCTTTACAAAAAATATTACATTATACTAATATCAAACCTTTAGCTGATAGCAAAACTAAAAATGAACTATTATCTCTATATCAGAATATTATAGAAGATAGTAGTAGAATGATTGATGAAGGTATGGTTAGGTTTGAAGAAGCTACTAAAAACTTAACTAAAGAAGAAAAGAGTTTATTAGATAAAGTAGTTAGTAAAGTACCTTTACATAGTTACTACGATTTACCTGTAAATGTTAGAAATAAGTCTATAGAGAAAGCTTTAAATATGTACTCTAACGACTTTAGTAAAAGAGAATTTGGATTATTAGATGAAATAGCTGAGGTAGTAGTAAATAAGAAAGTAGGTAAAAACTTAGTATATAACACATATGAAATATTTGGTGATAACCATAATGCAGAAGCAGTAGTTACACTATTAAGTATTAAGAAATTAGCAGAGAAAGAGAAAATTACTACTGATAACGTAAAACAGTTATTAGAACATAAAGATTTAAAAAATATATTATCTGATAATGTATTAGCTTTAAGATCTTATACACATAAAGTGCATAACAATAAAGGTAATACTAAATCGTTAAGATATGTACATCAGACATTTAACAGAAAAATAGCTAAAGAGAAAATAGAAACTAAAGTTATAACTAAAGATGAATTAAGTAATTATGATTTAATTGAAGAGAATGGATGGAAGGTGTTAAGAAAACCTACAGATACTACTATAGGGATTATATACAGAAAAGTTTATGATGATGTAACTACTAAAGGTATTGGAACAGATGTTAGGTATAATCAACAAGATATTTATGTACCAGATCATATCATAATGAAATATAAACATAATCTAGAAGCTAATAATGTAGTTACGATAAATAGAGAATCTAAAAAAGAAAGAAAATTCAAGATAGTACTAACAGAAGAGGAAGAGAATACTTTAGGTTATATGACTGATGCTAAAGATGTAGTTATTAGATCTACACAACATATGGCAGTAGCTAATGACACTATAGTTATCAGGGATAGGCTATTAGAGGAATCTTTAACTATGAAGATAGATTCTCTTAGTGATCCTAAACTTAATACTTTATTAAATCTAATTAAAGCACAAGATGTAGATCATCCATACTTTATAAAATTAGGTACAGATTTACATTATGAGGATTTACCTAAAGAAGTAAAACAAAAATATATTCTTAAACCTAAAGTACTATCTAATGTACAGAACTTTAATGAAAATGTAACGTTAGTTAGAAAAGATGTAAGTTATTGGTTGTTAGGAGAAAGACAAGATAGTATTTTTAAATCTGAGAAATTAAGAATTGCTAGTAAAGTATTTAAACATATAGTATCTAGTGCTAAGTTAGGTATGGTTATAGCTAATCCTAAAAAGATTGGAGCTGATATTATTTCTAATAATGAGTATTTAGCGACTATGGGAGTACCTGTAACTAAGATAGCTCAATATGGTCATAGAATTATGAAAGAGATGGGAACATTAGATGAAGTAAGGTTAGATATGGTACTTAAAAGATATAAGTATAATATATTAAAAGAGTCTAGTGGATTTACTACAGAAGAGATTAGAAAAGCAGAAAAAGAATATTTAGAAGCTAGAGATAGATTTGATAATCATCCTATGGCTAATGCAGTTAAGAATGGGTTTATTAACTCTATTAGTTCAGATGTAATCAATAACTCATATACAGAAACTATATCAGGATTACAAGCAGATATTGAAACAGTACTACAAAAGTTATTATTAGATAAGAATGGTAATAATACTTTAGTTGCTAAAGGTATAATGAAATTAGCTAAGCTTGGTTATGATTTAGAGAAAGTATTAGGAGGAATAGCTAAACCTTTAGGTAAATTTGAAAATACTAAAGTATTTGAAGAGAGATTAAAAACTGCTATGGAACATATAGCTAAGTATAAGAAAGAAGATGATGTAGTATCTTATGTACAACAATTCTTATTGTCTCCTAAATCAGAGATTGTAAAAACAGGTGTAATGATGAATGACTTATCAGATATCGTAGCTAAAGAAACTTACTATAGACATTTAAGAGATATAGGAGTAAGTCATAAAGAAGCAGTAGTTAAAGTTATACAAGCATTTCCTGACTATAAAGAAGAGATGCCTATAGAAATAAAAGTTTTATCTGACTATGGTATTTTAATGTTTCCAGCTTACTGGATGAGAATACAAAAAGTAGTTTATAATATGGTAAAAAGTAGATTATTATCGTTTGGTATAGGAGAGATTGCTTATAACGCTTTAGATATAGAAGATCAATCTATATTTAATAGTAATATATTTAGTAAATACGAACTTATAAATAATCCATTCGATTTAGTAAATATAAATGCAGTTATACCAACTAAATTGAACCCTCTTTAATAGTAAGAGGATTCTTTTAGTGATATATAAGTAACTGTAAATATGATTGCTGCTATAGAAATAGGTAGAAGTAGATAAGAAGAATAAAATGTAACTATAAGTACTACCATTATAAATACGGTAATAAATATAGCTTTGAGTAATGTAAATAATTTACTCACTACTTTTCTCCATTAACTCCTCAAATTCCCCTCTTAGTTTTACTAGCTCTTTAGTACAGTTATCAATATCTAACCTAATCTCATAAGCTATAGCTGGTGTATGAGCATATTTATTTTTAAGTTTATCTTCTAATTTCATAATGTAATTAGAGATCTCTGTAATCTTATTCTGTAATTCTTTTAGTTTCATATTACTCCTTTAATTTACAACGTTTATCTTTAATAAACTGTCTAAGTAATTCAACAATATCACATTCTTCAGCAATATCATCTAAACTAATGTATAGTATACCTTTAGTTTCAAGTACATAATCAGATCCATTATCATAGAATTTAGGTATACCATATTCTACAGTAACTGTTTCTAATCCTTTTAAAAGCATATATGAGAATATTTCATATGCTTCATCTGTTTGATATATAGCATCATACACCTCATCAGAGGTAGCATAATGGTATTCAAAATCAATGTTTTTCATAATAATCCCATATAATGTTTTGTGTTTTATCTTTATCGATATCTACATGGATAAAGCTTTTTCCAATACCAAACCTACTAAACCCTACAGACAATAAAGCTTTTAAAATAGCATATCTATTTTTTATAGTAGTAGTTCTAACATCTACAGCTAAACCTTTTAGATGTGATGAGTTAGGAGAACCTCCTACAGACTTATTATGTTCTTTACATCTATATCCACTATTGATATGGAAAGGTACTCCTGCAATTTCTCTAGCTTTATCTAATCTTTTCAAAAACTCTTCATTCATATCACATTGTCCACAACAAGGACAAATAAACTCTTCTAGTTTAAAATGTTTTAACTTCATATAACCTCCTTTAGTTAATTCTATCTGTTTCTGTAGTATGTATTTTAGGTAGATTGTCTATCAAACCTGCTAATTGCATACGTAGTGAAGTTTCTAATTCTTTTATTTGTTCATTCTGTCTAAGTAGGTTTTTATAATCTTCTGGTAATACTGATAACATCTCTAACGCTAAAAGTCTAAATTCTAGTAATGCATCTTTAGGTAATCTTAATGTTAATAAATGCATAAGACTTCTTAAGTTAAAACTAACTTGTCCTTTAAATTTAAAAGCTTCAGGTAAAGCATACTTAGCTATATCATTAGACGTACCTTCTTGAACAAGTTGTCTTAAATTTTCAAGCGATTCTATAATTTTATAATCAACATTATCATTTCCTGTTAAGTAAACGTATTTCATAGCCTTTTTAACATTTTCTTTTGGTATTACTCCATAACTACTTTTTATTGTTCTACATAACTCCATACATATCCTTTATGAGTTTTTTGTCTTTTATTACACACAGCACTTATTTGTTTTACATTGAACCCTCCAACAATTTCAGCTTCTTTTGGGTTAAACCAAATTTTAATTAAATTTCCATATATATCGTACTGTGCGACTTTTCTTATTTTTCCTCTATACTTATATAATGACGGTAATTTTTTATTTTTATTCCAAGATTGTTTACCTAATTGTTTATATGAATGTTTTTCATTTTCTGAAGGTGTTACCCATTCTAAATTAGATATCTTATTATTAGTTTTATTTCCGTCTATATGGTTAACTTGCCATCTTTTTTCTGAATATAACTTTTTTAAAAAAATACCAGCAACTATTCTGTGTGCCTGAATATGTTGCCTTTTCTTGTATTTGTCTAATAATACGTATTCAATATAGCCGTATTTATTTATAAAAGATTTAATTCTTTGATGTTTCTTTACTCTCCCGTTTTTTGAATTAACAGCAATAAATACTTCACCTTTCTCGTTAGTGTAGTACCTGCAATTAAAGTTATAACCAAGATAGTTTAATCTACATAAACATTTAACCATTTTATACTCCTATTCTGTTTTATTTTCTTGTAAATCAAGAACTGATTATAACAGAATAGGATACATAAATCAAGTAAGAAAACTTTTCTCGTTCATTAAATCTTTCTTAATAGTATAACGACTACTCTTTATTGTTAATGATACACCTATTCTTGAACGACTCAATTCTTGTAGTAAAGCTCTACTTGCTTCAAATTCATAAACAATAAGACTATGCTCTAAAACACTTTCATGTTTAAATTTAAAACCTACTCTTTTAATTAGGTTATAATCCTTTTCTCCTACATGCATTTGCAGATTAGCTTTACAATCTAAACATAAACCTGTCATAGTACTTCCAGATGTACTTAATGATGATAATTTTATATTATCAGAACCACAATAAGGACAATCTGTTATACTTGCATCTAACCAATAACTATCATTTTTATCAGTAGTATCATGACTTTGTCTAATACCGTTACTAATAAGCCACAGAGGACTTGCATATAATAAGTTTACACTCATTCTTTTTCCTTTATTTATCACATTCTGCATATTCTTTTTCAAACTCTTCTTTTAAAGAAAAGTTACTACACTCAATAGCTTCTTCTCCTGTATAAATCTCTCTACCGTCATAACCACATTCTTCGCCCATTAAGTGTTCACACCATTTACAGTTTGCATATTCATTATTCATCGTTATCTCCTAATAATTCTGGATTTTCGTATATATTTCCTATAACTTCGATTTCAGCATCTGTTCTAATACTTTCACACCAACCTTCTCTTCCTGAATTAGGGACATCAAAACACCAAGAATTTGCATAAAACTCTATTTTGCAATAATTATCATGCATTTGATTTGTTTTAACAATATCCCCCTCGTAAATCTCAGTTCCATTCTTATCTTTTAAACCTGTATACAAACATCTACCGAGTAACTTTAAATGGTAATTTTCAAGTTTAGTAATGCTAAAATCTAAATCTTCTATTGATTCTATATCTAGTATTTTAATTTTCATTTCCTCTCTGAAAATATTTTTATAGTAATATTTAATTTTTATTTCTTTCATTTTTCACCTTTTCTTCCTTACTAGGAAATCTAATCTTTAATTTTTTCGTTAGTATTTACTTATATATAATACATTATTAATTCAAATAAGTCATATTTACTTAACCTATTTAAAGTAGTTTGATAATTGTGTTTTATATAATCATCTAAATATTCTTTATTTTTAACTTGAGTTTTTATCCATTTTCTTACAATTTCTTTATTGAAACCATTAAGAAATAAAAAGTACTCATCAGTAGCTTTAATATGAATTACTTTATCATTTAAAAATATTTCACTATTTAAAGGTTCTGGAAGTACATCTTTAGATGTCCATATAAGATCTTCTTTATTGAAGACATTTAACGGACAAGATTTACTCTTAGTTTTGAATACTCCACAATTGTAATGTATCCAATAATCTAATTTACCTCTAGTACTTTGATAATTTTCAAGAGTTGATTGTATTATCATTTTCTATAAACCTCAAATAATCTTTGACTAAGTAATCCACAGGATCAGGTTCTTTAGCACTCTTAGTTAAGATTGTAGGTACTTTAATAAAAGTATTAGTATATTCAATTAAATCTAATTCTAAAGATTTTAACCATCTGTTATAAAGTCCAGGTTGATATAAACTTTTACCTTCTACTATCGTACCTTTAATTCTACCTATAGTAACATCTTTAAATACATTCTTGAGTATTAACGATAAAGTAAAAACATACTGATCATATGTATTATACTTATCGATAGGGATTTGAAGTTCTACTAACTTTAGCATTACTACATCAGGATTAAAGGGTATAGCTTTATTTACCTTATGTACAAATTTATTTACAGTATCCAATTGTTGTGCTGTAAACCTTACGTTAAACAGTTTTAAATCTGAAAGCATATCTTATCCTTTAGGTTCTATTAAACCCAATTCCTCTAATTTACGTACAGTTCTATGATGTATCTGTACTGTAACTGATAAACCTTTAACACGTTTCCAAATAACATATACTGAATTACTATCAGTTTGTTTATATCCTGTAAAATCCTTATTCTTAAATAATAAATGTTTATTGCCTTCTACATCATAGAAAGGAGTAGGAATTGTATTATTTACAAATTTCCTAGCATCTATAGCTAATCCTTGTCTAATACTAAGCATGTAACTCCTTTAATGTATCTTCACTACATTTCTTTATATCTTCTAATACTTTTACTATATCTTCTTTCTTAGTCTCTAAATCCTTAAACTTATAAACTTTAGAAGATAATAATCCTTGTAAAAATACTCCAGCAATCATATCACTAGATACATTTACTCCATTAGGAGCTGCAGGAGCTTCAAATAAAGCAAACACTTTACCTAATAACTCTTCTGCTATAGTTTTAGTTTCCATTACTTTATCCTTGCTTTATTGAAATCTGCTTTATATAAACTATTAGGATCTTGAGATTTATCTTTTAACCATTTTTCTCCTGGCTGTTTATCTCCTTTTAACCATCTTCTTTCTTGTGTTGGATCTTGTTTTCTTGAGCTAATCTCTTTAACTACTTCGTTTAGAGTGTACTCTGGATTATAGCTCATTTTCCTAATTTCTCCTACAGCAATAACAATGATATCGTTTAATGCATCTAACATTTCTATAGTATCGTTATTTAATTCAGCCTCTTTAAACTCTTCTAATTCTTCATATAACTTACTATATGCTTGAGTAGGGTTAAAACTTAAACCATATCTTTCTTCGTTTAACTTAACTATGTCCTGAATAGGATCTGGTTTAGCTTGTAGATTACCTACAATTTGTCTTAAATCTACTGCATGACAAATATAATCATTCTCTTCCATAGTGTTTGCTATATTTCTTAATTGGTCAATCATTTCTTGTTTATTCATAGTATTTTCCTCTATTTCTATATACCCTTTTTCAAAGGTTTCTTTTGGACTCCAACTTTTATAACCATCTTCATACTCAACATAGTATCCTTCTTGTTCATCTTTCTCTACATCATAATCTCTAACATATCCCCAATGACCTGCTTCATGGTATTTCATTGGTTTTGCTAAGACTGTTTTAATAGATCTATATCTTTTTAGTTCATTCATTTACAACCCTTTTAAATGTTTCAATCGTTATGTAAACTTTCACTGTTATCACTTTTTTCTAAATGATCTGCTACTAATTTTGCATAACCTGCTATATCTTTCCACGAGTCGTCATAATACGGATCTCCATTTATAATCCTAGCTAGTTTATGAATAATCATATCTAATCCTTCCATAATAACCATATTAGTTTCTCTTTTTTCTTTATCTAATTTTAAATCTGTATAAACTTTACTTTTAATTTCTTGGCTTATCTCTGCAAATGAAGAGAAAGAACCATATCTTTTTCCTCTTTCTTCTAACAGTTCTTCTGTAGTTTTACTACTCATTTTCATCTCCTTCGTATACTTCATATACATTTAAACATAGCATATCATCTTTAATATACTTTTCTTTATCAATTACCATAAATACTAAACCGTTATACTCTAACTCTTCTAATAGAGCATCTAAATATTTACTTTCTGTTCTATACAATCTTACTTCACCTAATCCTGATAAAGCTACTACATATATACTATTCTCCATATTTCAACCTTTCTTTAAAATCTTCAGGAATATCTTTATTTAGTTTACCTAATAAGTAATTTACACCATCTGATTCGTTTAAAGCTACTTGTAAATTAGATGTATTTACGTACTTACTAACCCAAGTACAAGGATTGTTTATCTTATCAGTAAAAGGGTTTAAACCTAAAGAATTCATTAGTTTATACATATTATAGTCAATATACCTTTTTAGTATCTTATCATTTAAACCTAATAAATTAATTACTTTATCTTTAGGGAATAAGTAATCAACCCACATATAATCTAACTCTCTAGCTAAACTATAAGCTTCGTAAATCCAAGGTTCTAAATCTTTAAATATCTGAATATATTCAGGATCTTTTCTAAGCCTATTAAGTAAGTAAACTGTCATAGCTAAATGATTAGATTCATCCATATGAATTTTACCTATAGTTTTAGCTGAAGATTCCATCATACCGTTTTCACTAAATGCATAAGTAGTTACGAATGATGATTGAAACATTCCACCTTCTAATATATTTAAAATGTATAATGCTTTAACTAATAATATTTTATGGTATTCTTCATCATACCTTACAAGACCTGCTAATACTCTTCTTGCATTGTATTCATAAATCTCATTAAACATATCAGTAAGCATTCTACCTCTTTTAAGGATATTATCATTCACCATAATATCATCAAACTCATTAGTAGAATTTAAAGGTAATGCTTTAATGATTTCTGCATATGATTGAGTATGGATATCTTCCTGGAAAGCATGTACTGCCCACCAACTCTCTAACTGTGGATTAGTCGTAATAGGTTTAAATACTTCACTAACACTTCTTTCTGCTACTGAATCTAATAGAGTTTGAAATTTAAGATTCTTGACAAATAACTCTTGTAATTCAGGTTCCATAGTATAGTAATCTACAGCATCTTGTGTATAACTAAAATCGTGTTTAAACCAAGTAAGTCCTAAAGCTCTATCTGTTGTCTTTAAAATCCATTGTTCGATAGCTAGATCGAGTCTAACTATATTCCTACCTTTACCAAAGAACAAAGGTTCTTTAGTAAAATCTATTATATTACTATCAAATATCATACTTCACATCCTCCACCAGAACAACTAACTTGTTCTGTCATATTGTCTTTCACATAAGTATTATTATAATATAAAGTTTTTATACCTAACTTTTTAGCTAAAAACATATCTTCCATTAGAGTTACGATAGGTACTTTACCATCTTCATATAACTCAGGGTTATAAAACGTATTAGCACTAATTCCTTGATCAATCCAACTTTGTACAACTGCTACATGCTTTAAGAAGTCTTTAGTCATATCTTTTCTACTAAAGGCATAATCATACTTATCTGCTAATTTAAGACCTTCTGGAGCAAATTGAACAATAGGGTCTTTCTTACTACCTTTTACAGTAATAATGTCTCTGATAGGTTCTATACCACTAGTACTATTAGATATTACACTACTAGTCTCACTAGGAGGTATCATTGATAGTGCAGCATTAGCTATACCAAATTCTTTAGCTTTAGAGATAAGTCTATCCCAAGATAATCTAGATCCTTCAATAGGATAAGGTACTTCACCCTCACTAACTATCTTAGTTTTATTAGCCAGTTTACAAGATTTGTTAAACTCTTTAGCATACTCAATAGAAGCATCTACTAAACCATATTGAAAGTACTCCATCCACTCATCTAAAGCTTCTAATGCTTCTTTATCTCCATACTTCCATCCATGTTTAGCTACCCAATAAGCATGATTTGCAAAACCAATACCTAATGACGCATAAGCATCTACGAAAGCTTGTCCTCCTGCAGTAGGTTGTTTTTGTCTGTGCATAATTTCGTTTAATCCGTAAACTAAAAGTTTAGTTATTGCAGGTAATTCTGCAGTACTTACATTAGCTTGGTTAATATTAGCTAATATACAAATACCTACATTAGGTTCTTTAAATTCCTCACTACTTTCAGTAATAGGTTTAGTAGGACTAATGAATTCCATACAGATATTAGATTGAGTAATAGGTTCTGTATAAGGAGTTCTTCTATTAGCTTCATCTACATTAAACACATAGTATACTCCATTCTCAAATCTTTCAGTTAAGAACATTGTAAGTAAATCTAATGCTTTAATTGTTTTATGTTCTTCTTGAGTATTAGCTTCAATGTTCTCATAAATTCTTTTAAAGTTTTCATAATCACTACTATTGAAAGCTTCTTGTAATTCAGGGTACTTTCTTACACTAAGTAAAGTAATATAGCCATCTTCTAAAACTCTGTCATAGAATAATTGATTAAATTTAATAGCATATTTAAGATCGTTAATTCTCTTAGCTACATCTGTTCTAGGAGACTTTAAAGCTAAGATGTTCTCTATTTCTGGATCAAAGAAGTTTACATATGCTACTGCTTGTCCTCTTCTTCCGTTCTGAGTAGAAGTTTGAATTAAAGCATCTAATGCTTTTAATAATGGAATTTTACCTCCATGAGTAATTTGTCCTTTTTTAACTATATCCCCTATACTTGAAATACTAGATATATCTACACCTATACCTGCATTAGCTACTGTATGCTTTACAACAGCTTTAAATCCTGTAGTCCAACTAGATATACTATCTCCTATATTTAAGGCTACACAACTTGCATAATTTGTATTAGTAGTTCTTAAAGCTTTCATCATAGGAGTAGGTAAAGATACTTTAAAATTACTTAATGCTTTATACATTTCTACTACATACTGTAACCTTAATGCTCTAGGTTCCATATCCAAAAACATATCCATAGCAATAGCCATAAACATAACTTGAGGATCTTCTGTTACACTTTTAATCATATACTTATCTTTTAAGTACTTAAGACCTATATAGCTAAAATTAAAGTTATTTTCATAATCCATTTCAGACTCTAAAATAAGTAAGTCATCTATTGAGTAATTAGTAATTAAAGACCTTTTATATACTCCTCTATTTACAAAATCCTTTAACGTACTTATTAAAGTATTAGGTTCATGTCCTTTATATACATTTTTATATATATCAGACATTAACAATCTTGCAGCTACTTTATCGTAATCTGGAGTTCTAGCTGAAACCATATCAACTACCGTTTTAATTACTTTTTGGTGAATGCTTTCTGTTTTAATACCATCAAATAAATGTAACTTTAAATTAACTTCTATATCAGATGGACTAACATTAAGACCTTCACATGCCCAACTAATAGAATCTGAGATCTTATGAATATTCAATTTCTCTATTGAACCATCTCTCTTTATCACTTTCATTTTTCTAAATCCTTATTGTAATTCCATATAAATTTATCAATAACCAAATACTATTTAATACTATTAGTCCTTTACCTTTTATACTCATTCCGTATAATATAAAAGAAGTACAACTAATAGCATAAACAATAAACGGTATAACATTAGTAGTACCACTAGCTAACATAAAAGAAGCTATTATACCTGTGAGTACTCCTAACCATTCATAAATAAATTTATGGTTAATCGTTATCCTCATTATCATATCCTTCTGGTAATAAGTTTATAATTGTATCTAAACTTTTTATATTCTCTTCCAATTCCTTAATGGTAGCTTGATGGTAAATTGCTATAAAGCTATATTTATCTGGTATATCAGACCATTTATTTAATTCTTCTATTCTACTCATACTTAAACTATCTCGTAAGAGTATCAACTCTATACGAGTAGTTTTAGATACAGGATAGACTACAAGTTCTTTAGTTAAGCTTACCATTCTTCTGCTCTCTTTTAGGTCTAACTGTAATCTTATTATTAGCTCTTTTATCTGTACATCTAGAGCTATTTTCAATAGCTTTAAGATGTCTTCTAAAACTTACACCATCTTTTTGCATACCAAAAGATCTAAATCTGATTCTTTTAGACATTTCTTTATTATACTTACCTTTTTTAGATAACTCAATAAGTTTATTAACTTCATTTAATTGTTCCTGTAAGATAGAAGAATAATCTTCTAATCTTGTTAATTCCTTGTTAACAGTCATTATTTAGCTCCAAACTTTTTAGCACCAAATGAAGGTTTAGCTTTTTCTGCTTTAGATGATCCCCCAGGAATATCACCTTTCTTTCTACCATTAGCAATCCATGCTTCTACTACTTCTTTAGTTAGACCATCTTTATAAACATCTTTTACATAGTTTTTATCTTTCTCAATTTGTTCTGGTTTTTCTGCACCTTTAAGGATTTCTTCTGCTGTAAATCCTTCAGTATTGTAAAACCCTCTAATTACTTTTTTCTCAGTAATTGAACCTTGATAAATACCATACTCCATAACAATTTTTACTTTACATTCAATATCTGATAAATCTTCTAATAGTGCTACATCTTTTAATGCACTTTCTTTACCGATAGGTAATTCACCATCAACTGGTTCTCCTACTTCTTCGATATCTGCTACTACTAATAATTGATTAAAGTACTTAGCTGCGAAGTTTTCACTACCATCTTTATTTGTTAATCTTAAGTTACCATATAATACTTGTTTTTTACCCTCATGGTCAATATAGAAATCTACTACCATTGAACCTTTAGGGTCTCCACTTAGAAATGCTGCTAAAATGTTAATATCGTAAATACCTGATTTGTTAATTACTTTACTCTCTGCTCTGTCTTTTACTGCTTCTTCTGTTCTTTTTGCTTTAAAAAATGCCATGTTAAATTCCTTTTTACTTTGTTTTATTTATAAATACAACTGAACAGTTTATAAGGACTTATTCAGGTCCTATAAGCGTATATTATAAACTCCACTCTTCTGCTTCTTCGTTAGACTTTTCTAATAATGCAATATGTTCATTTATATCAAATTTATCAATTTCAATATGATCTGGTAGTTCATCGTGTAATGTTCTACATGAAAACTTAGCTGTTTTAAAATGTACAATTCTTTTAGAACCTTTAAGTTCTATATAAACTGCTTCATCTACTACTGATAACCAACTACCGTTTTTACCAAATGAACCTGAGCTATGTATCTTATAAGTCATAGTATCTGCATCATACTGAGTATGTGCTGTAAATACTACATTGATACCTGATTCTGCAATACTCTCTAAGAAAGAGTTTAATTCTAATATATCCTTACCTAAATTCTTATAAACATCAAAACCTCTAAACTTCTCATTACAATACTTTTCCATATTATTAGTTAAGTGTGTAATAGAATCAATTACAATAGTTTTAGGAGGTTTACCCATCTTAGCTTCATATGCTCCTACTTTTTCCTCAAGAGTACTTACAAAGTCATCCATTCCATTATATTCACTATATCTATAATGAGGTACTTTACCTGTAAATGCTTTATTATCTGTACTTACAACTAATACATCATTAATATGACTAATAAGTCTAGTTTTACCTGATCTTTCAAATCCTACTACAGCAAATTTAATACCTTTACTCATTTAATTTCCTCCTTTAGTTTCATTGACTTATACAATAACGGTATAAGTTCTGGTTGTTCTCTTTGAACTAATACTGTTTCTGCTATTAATTCTAAAGTATTGTCAATCATTTCCCAATCATCTGCCTGAATCTGTTTATCTACTATAAAAGTTCTTACTCCCATAGTTTTAGTAGGTTGTACAACATAAACTAATCTTAACCAATTTATATCTTTACCTTGTTTTCTTAAAATCCAAGCATAAGCCATAAGTTGGATTAAATAGTTAAAAGGTATAGCATCTCTAGGTTTTTTACTTGCTGTTTTATAATCAATGATCATATCACCTTTAATAGCATCAATAGTTCCACCTACATAGATATCTTCTTTAACTTTATGCCATACTGCTTTCTCTACTTCATCAGGTTTACCCTTCTGAATAAGATATTGATTTACTACAGCTTCAGCCATTTCAGGATATAATCCTTTAACTTTAACTTCATCAAAATCTTCACCTATAATTTCTGCTTGTTCATCGATATACCTGTCAATCTCATCTTTAGTTATAGATTCGTTTAATGCAAATAACTCTGCAACTTTATGTACAATAGTTCCTAATACTGTACTAGTACTACCTATAAAGTTCTTCTCTCCTAAAAAGTTTTCTCTGTACCAAACAGAAGGATAAGAAAAGAATTTATCTATTTGAGATGGACTAATTCTAAATCCACATCCTTCTATCTGAATATCATTATAATCAAACTGCATGAGCTAATATCTCAATACTTACAATTCTTGTCATACCATCTAAAAATTCACAGATAGGAATAGAATTTTCTGTACTATTTACTGAATCAGTAGTAAAAGCGAATGCTGCTTTAGATTTGTTATATGTAATATTATAGATCTTTTCTCTAACTGTTGTAGGATTTATTTTACCTGTTTCAGTATCTAAATCCCCTAGTACTACTTTTACTAGACTCCCATTAGTTATAGGATCTCCATATTTATCTATTAAACCTATCTCCATATTAATCTCCTTTACCTGATCTAACTACGAATGTCAATATCATAAATGTTATACCTGTAATTACAGGTAATTCTACATGTCCATTAGTAAAGTATAATGGTCCTGTAAACCATTCTATCATCCAACCCATTAAATATCCTACACCAAATCTAAGTATTACCATTACTCCGAATATCAATACAAGTAACAGGAATGCTCCTATCGAAGTGGATACTTCTCTTAACGATTCTTTCATAATTCTCCTTTTATAATATCTGATATTTCTTCTTCAGATATATTGTGTTTTAACTCAAATACTTTAGCCCAACTGTTACCTATTTCTAGATTAGCTTCATTATGTACTATTTGATTTTCTAAGAAATCTTTTTCCATAATAGGTACTAAAGTATCATTTAACCACTTTATAACTTTAGCATCTTTTTTAACTATAAAATATATAGCATCATAAATTGTAGATGTAATGAATATATCATTACTGTATCCAGCTTTATCGATTTCACTATATAGTTTTTCTATAGTTAATA